CCATATGCATGCCGTCCACGTCGTCGAAACCCTGCTGCGGGGGTTTTGTCCTGGTTCCCAGGACAGTCAAGCAGGCCGTAAGTGCCGAAGGGCTGTATCCCACTGCCGCCGTGAGCGTACAGATGCGATTGTTGAGGGAGGACCGAGAGTAGAACTTGGGTTTGATGCCTTCACGATTGCGGAAGTTTTAGCCCCGTAGCGGGCGCTGCGAGCGTGCGTGCCTTGTAAATGGGTGAGTGGGGGATGCCGAGGTCTAACGTGGTTGCACGCACCTCGAAGAGTCCGGGCTGGGGAATTCCTGCTCCCCAGTTTGGACTTAAAACAACACGAGAGGACTTGAGGGCTGGCAACCTCATTGCGAAGACAGGGTGACGCCGACACCCAGCAGCCGGGGGAGGGTAGCACCCAACCTCGGCGGGCCCGTGTGCCCAGCTAGTTATACTCCGAGTCGTTTTCATTACCAGGGCAACCGACTGCGGTGACCCTCTTTGATCGCCAGGTTCGACCAGCGTGTTAAGAGGTAGTAGTTGGTGGAGGCTGCGTGCGTGTACCGTCAAAGGCTCGCAGCTCTCTCGGTTTATCCGTCGCCCGAATCCAGACGAGAACTAAGAAAACCTCTCATCCCATATGCATGCCGTCCACGTCGCAGACCCTTGCTCCGTCAGGATCTGCACGTTTCCCTCTATTAATTCGCATAGCATTGCTTTTGCGGCAGAGATCTGTTCCCCTGTTTGTGAAGTTTTGTCGATGGTGGGCGGCTCATGCCGATACGCCGCGACATCAACTGTTAGTGTGGTACAGTCTGTGTTTTGCCTTGTCGCTGATGCGACTGAAGGCACGCGTGTCATCATCTGCGATTACGCAATCCCAGCCGTCAGGGGAGACCAGCCACTGGGTAGGTCGCCAGTTGACGTTGTGCCGTTCTGCGGTGCAGGCACACATACACCAGGCGGAGGGCTTAGATGCCCAGAGCCTGGCGAGCTGTTCGGAGGAGGATCCATCATCCCGATCCCGCTCGTTGTGCCGCAGGGGTTACACAATCCGCACTCGACTCAAGTCGCCGCCTCTGTGGATGGCGCGGGAGGCCCGAGAACATCCGCATTCTGCTACGGCTGCAACGTACTGGCTTTCACTCGCCTACAGCAGTCGGGCTCATCGCCCGGAGTGCGAATATGTCTCACGGTGCCGTTGTCCTGCCCCGCCTGCGATAAGAGGCGAGTGAGCGAGACAAAACTTGGTGGCACGGCCTATTGCGTTGAGGTTGACTTCGTTGTTCCGTACAAAGTTCACGCATTTCACATGGCTAACAGTGAGTACAAAGTCGCTAACCCTAAGCGCAATACTCACACTACCCTTGTGCAATCGATAGAAGGGCCGGACATCGATGACTTTACTCCGCATGAGGAAGCGTTGTTGGCGTTGTTGCCTCGCGTTTATCATCTGTTATCTGTTCGCAAGTTGAGGGCCAATGCATGTGACGACGAGGTTAGCACCGCCTTGTCAGCGTACGGAGTCTGCCAAGCAGCTCTGGCGCTTGTACCATTACCGTTTCACTTCGGTGTTAGCTTCGCGTTGTGCTCAGCGGTGAGCGGGTTGGTGGCATGGGGCGTTACTGCTTTCAGGCGCTACGCTACGTTTCCCGTGGTTTCTACCAAGGAGTGCGACAACCTGTGGGCAAAGAGGCAGCCCTTTGTTGATGAGTTGCGGTTGGTGTATAATGGAGGATATGGGATTGCTGGTCATGCAGCTGTAGGTTATGCTGTGGATGCTGCAGGACCAGAGTCGGAGTTGGATGGAGGCCAGAGTTCTAGCTTAAGCAGCGCGACACCTTCGAGACATCCGTTGATCTTGCTTGGGGATGGACTTCTTCGTGAGTCCGATCAAGTCAGCGTGGTGAGTGAGAAGGAAACTGAAGCCGAGGGCTTCTTCAGCATCGTGTGGGAGTACGGAGCATTTTGCCAATGCTTTCGCACGTTGGCTGTTAGTTGCGCAACGGACAAGCCGATGGTTAGCCGTAGCAACCTTCAGAGCATCGGATTGGATCGTATCGGGAAGAAGCAAGCTAAGGACAAGGCAAGAAAGGAGGCGAGGAAGGCGGAGAAAGTAGCTGTTAAGGAGAGCAAGTATGGTCCCGTCGCCACGAGTGCAGGTAGCGCGCTCGTTGACCGCCAGGAACAAGTAGTCGCTGATCACGGTGGAGATGTGGGCACCCGTATCATCAAAGATGCGGAGCCTTTCCACTCGTGCGAGGAGCTGGCAACTGCGCCGCACAACAGTGCGGGCCCGCACCAATTAGTTGCTAGCAAGGGCAAGATGCCCACTCGGCTGCGGCATGACTTTGATCAGCTGGTAGGCATTGATTGGAGTCCTACATGGGGCACAGTCGAGGTCAGACTTAGGCATGACGGGGTAGCTTGGAAAGTGGGGCCCATGTTGGGCGCAGCATGCGTGTGGGACAATAAGGACCTCATCACGTCACTGGCTGCCGTGCCGCCTAGGTGCGTGCCCACGTTAAAGTACGACCCAACAGCTGACGTTAGTGTCCGCATGCGGACCATCGTTACAGCATTGCGTGACAACATCTTCACTCGCAACAACATACGCGCAGCCCTTGCCAAGATAGGACTCGCGGAAGACCTCGGTGGTAAACGAGGACCGGAAGAAGTGAGGGACATCCTCAACGACCTAGCTGTTAAGCTGGGTCTTGATGAGATGATAGATGTCATCGCTAAGTTGGAAGTCACTGCCAAGCCAAACAAACCACCAAGACTTGTGTTCAACGAGGGGCAATACAGACAAGTTCTGGCCCTTGTGATAGTTGGCGTGTTCGAGTCGTTGTTGTTTGATTATTGTGATGTTGCGTGCATAAAGCATAAGACTCGGCACGAATTTGCCGAGCAGATATGCCGTGAGATGGCGTCCGATCGTATGAGGGACGACGTTCCATTGAAGCTTATAGGGGTCGAGTGCGACCAGACCAAGTTCGATGTGCATGAGAATCAGTATAAGGATGCTGAAGGCAACATCGTGGGTCTGCTAGTAGACGAGCTCAAGCTTCTGGACCGCATCGAGGCTAATCTGCCGCAGGCGTTTCACGAGGCAGGCGAGTCCTGGAAGAAGGTTAGGGCGCAGGAGTCCAAGCCTGAAACCAAAGCCAAGTTCCGGAGCAAAACCAAGAATGACAGCTCCAGAATACACACGGTCAAAATAGTGATGAACTGGCTTTATAGGACATCGGGAAATCGTCGCACGAGCAGCGGTAACTATGTGCAAAGCATCTGTGCGGCACTGGCCACGCACACTTTGAACGGCCAAATTTTCTGGGAGCAGCGGTACCAGCCCTTCAAATATGCCGGCTTGAAGCATTTCAAGTGGACATTTGTGGGCCTAGACGGGAAGCAGCTCTACTTTCGCTTCTGGGGCGAAGGTGACGACTTCATAGGTCAGACAGAACGGCACACCAAGGTGTGGGCTTCGGAGGGCTTCAACGGGAAGACAATTCCGGAGCTATACGCGCAGCTAGGCTTGGCGGCCAAGCTCGTGTACGTGGTAGGATCTGCGGCAGAACCTGAGAGGGCCGAATTCTGCGGGATCCACTTCCTCAGTAGGGACGGGAAGACAGTGCCAGGAGCGTACTGCCCTGACGTGATGAGAGGGCTCATCACGTCTGGTGTCAGCGTGTGCTCGGGAGGCGCCTACGAGAGGGCTGTTGCGGTTATAGGCGGCTTCTGGATGAAAGCCATAATGTTCGCCGGGAGGGTGGACGCTATGGCGTTTTATTACAGAGCATTGGCTCAGTGCCATATGCGAGAGCTGCCCAACAAGCTCATGGCGCAGGTCATGGACCAGGAGGTGGTTGTTGGTTTTGATGTTGAGTCTGTTACGGGTTGCAAAGCTGCTTCTTTTGCCTCGCTGGAGAGGCTGTTTGACAACGGGATGGCTGGCTCAAGGTTGCCTAACGCCGTTGCTGTCCAGTTGTTGTCCGCGTCTGTTGGCGCTAATGTTGGTTATCGGGAGGTGAGCCGCTGGGAAGGCGCCGCTCCCTCCGTGACGATCGACATGCCGGCGCGCGAAGTCTACGCATTCTTGCCAAAGGCCATGGCAGGAAAGCTGGAGAATTCATTCCGGTAGGCCCTCGGTCGGGTTCGGAGTCGCTTGTACAGCTGTACAGGACCCGCACCGAGAGGAGCCAACTGATGAGACCCGCCTCTCGCGCTAAGCGCAATAAAGATAAGGGTCGAAATGCTACGGCATCTTGGGCGAGGGCTCAGGGTGGCTTGAATTAAGCGACGCGCTTTTTCACCGCTAGAGTTCGAATTTTCCGGCGAGCTTAAGTTTTTCTTGACCATGCCGAAGGCAGGTTGGGCTCAGCCATACGCTGGCAATCGGGGCAAAATGCCAGGCAAAGCACCGAAGGGCGCCAAGAGACGTGCCGCGGTGGCACTGGTCGGAAAGAAAGCCGCAGCGGCTATGACTGACGCAGAATTATTCGCCTTTTGGTCAGCGCACACCATGCGTGTGCCACCTCCTTTGAGGACCTCTTTTGGCAACTATACCTGCGTCAATTCTGTTGTTCGCTTCACTTTCACGACCTCTACCACCGTCAACAGGTACATTTGGGTGCCATGGTCGCCATCAGCAGTGGCGGCCCTTTGGAGTAGTGCTGCCACCTCGAGCACTTTGAACCAGGTACTTTACTCTACGCTTACCACTGGGTCTCCGACCAGCATTCGTCCTTTGCGCATGTCCTTCTCGGTGGAGAATATCACACAGCTCGTGAACACTATGGGCAGCATCCGCGTCTATAGCTTGGACACTTCTGTTCTCTCCTCCTGGGGTTTGGGCATTCTTCCGCAGACGGGCGTCAATCCTGCGACGAGCCTTGATACTCAGCTGGGTGCACTTGTCGACGCCAGTCCGGACACCGTCGAAGTCCCCATTGCTGATCTCACCAAAGCGCATGAGTGGGTTTCCGCGCCAGCATCATACCCTCTGTACAACACGTACTACGACTTCATCCAGCTCACCAACAACGAGAACAACTCCGGGATCTATTCTTCGGACATGTACAATCTCATGGTTCAGAGCTCTGTGAATGATGCCTATCCCGGTGTCGCTCAGAACTATACGACCGGAGTGTACGGAGACGGGTTGCTCGGCGGGGCTCCTACGATGAGGGGCTTCATTATTTCCATCCCAGCCACATCGACCGCGCAGTCGTTGCGTTTCGAATTCCATCGTCAGGATGGGGCACGTTATCCGGCGAATTCGCTGGGGCATACTTTTTCCTCGGATCATCCGAACATGTCGGGTGCCGGTGAGGACAAGTTTATGTCCCTCAGCAATCTTATCTCCAAGATGCCGGGGAGGTGCCATCCAGTCGATATCGTGAGCAACTTTGCTGGTGCTGCGGGCCGCCTCAATAGTGCTCTCGCACTCGGAGGCGAAGCTGTCAGGCTCGGGGGAAAGTTGGAGAGCGCCGTGGGTTCGCTGGCTAAAGGCATGGCGGCTTTCGGCATTTGAGGGGCTGTGCTTCTCTCCTTTCGTTGGTGTTGTCCGGTGCTGACACAAAGAGCAGAGTTTTCTGCCACCATAATCAAACAATTTTCCAGCACCTTTGTTCGCTGTTTGTTGTGCTTCTTCGTTTGCTACGAACCTAGCTCTGCATGCTCGGCACGCGCGCAGTAAGAAAAACGGCCATAAATAGGCCCGGGTCAGCGAGTACAGGGTACTGCTGTTGTCCGGGTATTAAGTCCACCTTCTTCCTCCCCTTGTACAGTAGGGGTGGTGGCGGCAGACGGTTGGTCTGTGACGAGAGTGTCCACGTCTCTAAACGTGGAGGGTTACTATGAGTTTGGGGGGCAGTTCCCCGGCAGGGTTCCATGTTGCGAAGCAACCGCGGTCATGACACGATCGATGGGCTCATAGTAACCTCCGTAGGAAATTCCCTTACCCACC